ATGTTCAATCGGTTATGCAATTCACCGCTGGCGTCATGAGCCTTGGCGAACCAGGCGCGCAAATGGTGAAAGCGGGCCTTGATCCGGTTAAGGCCGGGCGCTGGCTTGCGGAACGATCCGGCGTGCCCGCCAAGCTAATACCGGATGAACAAGCTTTGCGCGATGAACAGGGCGCCAACCAGGAAAACCAGCAAATGATGGGGCTGATGCAAAGCCCAGTCATGGCCCAGGTAGCCGGCCAGCTTGCCAAGGCTGCCACCACCCCACCACCCACCCCGGAGCCAATGTAATGAGTGAAACAGGAGATTTCTTGAAAGGCGCCATTGCCGCCAGGGCGCCAGCCCGTGCGCTGCAACAAGGGGCCGATGCGCAGGAAAAGGCTAACGCCATTATCGGCGCGCTGGCGCACCCGAACCAAATTTATGCGCTTGGCCTAGTGCTGCAAGGCGAAACGCCTGACAGCTACAAGCCCGGCATGGAATTCCCGCACACCGCCTACCTGGAAGGCCGCAAGGCTGCCTTGCGCGACCTGATCCATTTCCTCACTTACGCACCTGGAAAGGCCGCTTGATATGTCCGCCACCACCAGCGAACCGCCCGCGCCCAGCGCCGCCGCCCCCCAAGCTGCCCCGGCGTCCGCGCCCGCGCCAGCCCCGGCGCCCGCGCCCCCGCCGCCCGCCGACGACCTGAATTTGTTTGATGGCGCGCCAGATACCCCGCCCAGCGCCACACCGGCCGCACCTGGCACCCGGCCAGACCATATCCCGGAACAGTTTTGGGACCCGGCCACCAACCAACCGCGCATTGAAGCCATGGCCAAAAGCTGGAAGGATTTGCGCCAGAAAGTTAGCCAGGGCACCAACGCCGCGCCGGAAACGCCGGACGCCTACGCTTTCCCAACAGTCGAAGGTTTGAATGAGGAAATCGTGAAAGCGGATGATCCGCTTTGGCAGCAGGTGCGGCAGAGTGCGCATAAGGCAGGCGTCAGCCAGGCGCAGCTTGCCGCGATCCTGACCCCCTATATTCAAGACCAGATCGAACGCGCCAAGCAATCGCCCGCCGCATCGCCAGAAGCAGACCAGGCCGCGCGTGAACAGGCCCGGGCGACCGAAAAGCAGCAGCTTGGCCCCAATGCGGATTTGATCATTTCCGACATAAAGTCGTGGATCAAGGGCATGCAAACGCGCGGCAGCCTGACCGAAGGCGAAGCCAATGCGTTGCTGCAAGCGGGCAATGCCAATGGCATTCGCGCCTTGGCCAAATTGCGCGCCCAGACTGGCGAAAAACCCATTCCCCTGGATACTCTTGCCGGGGCGGATATGACCCGCGAAGACGCGCATAAGCTGATGACCGCAGGCTATACCAAGAAGAACGCAGGCCAAGCCGGCGGGGATGAAGAAATTGAACGCGCACGCCGCGCGCTGCATGAACTCGACCGGCGCGGCCTTTTGTAAAATGTAGCAAAAAACCCCCTTGCGCCGACGCGGTGGGATATGTGTATTTCATGGCTTGTGTGTTCCATGTCGCTTTCCTCCCAAACTGACCCGGCGGGCGTAGAAAACCCGCCGGGCCTTTTGGCAGAAAAGCACAAGAAACAGACCGTGACGGGGGCGACGGCACAGCCCCAAGCGTAGGACCCGCGACACCACGGGCTTATCCCATAGGGACCCCGCCGGCAGCGGCTTCATCCGAAACGAACGTGATGACGTTTTTTTCAGAAGGAGCTTGGCAATGACGCAGAGCCTTTCCGCAATTGCTCAAATTGAATTCGATGCCGAGGTAAAAGCGGCATATCAGAACGCTGGCGCGCTGCGCCCGCATGTGCGTGTGCGCACCAACGTGGTGGGCAGCACCGCGCGCTTCCGCCGCGTAGGGCGCGGCCAAGCGCAGCCGCGCCTTCCCGGCACTGACGTAACGGTGATGAACGCCCAATACACCGAAGCGATCGCCACGCTGAACGATTGGATTGCGGCGGAATACACGGACAAGCTGGACAAGCAGCTGGTCAACTTCGAAGAACGCAGCATTCTCGCCAACAATATCGGCAGCGCCATTGGCCGCCGCCTTGATCAGATGATCATTGCCGCGCTGGACGCTGCCAATGCTTCGGCCAACATCGCCGTTGCCAGCACCGGCCTGACCGATGCCAAAATGCGCCGCGCTATGGCCCTGATGGATGCGCGCGCCGTGCCGGAAGGGCAGCGCAAAATGGTGATTAGCGCGCGCGCCAAGGAAGACCTTACTTCAGAACAGCGCTTCACCAGCAAAGACTTTGTTGATAAATACGTTGTGCAGACCGGCAAGCTGCCGCGCCTGTATGGCTTTGATTTCATCGTCATTGACGACCGCGACGAAGGCGGCCTGCCGCTGGCATCCACCACGCGCAGCTGCTTTGCCTTCGACATGCAGGCGATTGGCTTGGCCATCGCCCATGATGAACCGCTGGAAGTGAATTATGTGCCGGAAAAGACCAGCTGGCTTTCCGCACAGCTTATCAAGGCCGGCGCTGTCGCAATTGACGCGCTGGGCGTCATCGAAATCGCCACGCAGGAGTCCTAATCCATGGCCTATATCGCACGAAATCTTGGCCCGGCTGGCAGCCTTGCCACGCCTATTCAAAATGGCACCGCAGAAACCGTGCCGGGCGTGCCGCGCCTTTGGATGTATCGCACCGCGGACACCGCCGCGACCGTGGACACCAGCGGTTATTTCAATGACGCGGCCCGTGTTTTGTCGGTTGGTGATGTCATCTTGCGCCTGACGATCAATGCTTCCGGCGTGCCGCAAACCGCCGGGCTTCATGTGGTGCAGACCATTTCCGCCGCTGGCGTGGTGGACGTGACGGATGCGCTGGCGCTGACCGCAACCAACACTGACTAATCACAACCACCAGGGCGGGCCGCAAGGCCCGCCCTTTCCATGGGGGCATTCATGGGTTTTCAAGTATCTGGCCCGCGTGACGTGGCCTCGCGCTTCATCAACAACGCCAATATGATTGCGGCAAATGACGTATGCGGCCCGGTGGAAATCAACGGGCCATTTTTGGTGATGGCCAATCCTGGCTCGCCAACGCCAGTTGGCGCCACCCTGACCCTTGAAATGAGTGTGGACGGCGGCACCACTTGGGTTACGCCGCAGGACCGCGCGGGCACCAGCCTTTTGGCTGCCGTCGCGCCGCCCATCAATCGGATCATCGAATTTCCAAGCCATGAAGATGGCCTGCTTTTCCGGTTGCGACTGGCTGCCATCACAAGCGGCCAGGTCATTGCGCGACTTTCCAGCGGTGGCCGGGCCTAGCCCCCCGGCATGGAACGCGAACACCTCATGCAAATTGCCGCCGCGACTTTTGCGGCATGGCTGGCAGGCTTCGCCAAAATGCTGCGCCGCAGCGCGGGCGAACGCCGCCGGATCAATTGGCCTGATGTAATTCTTGAAACGCCCAGCGCCATTGTGGCGGGGCTAATCGGCGGCGGCCTAGCCATTGGCATTGGCCATGCCCATCCGCTGACCGTTGCCGCCGCCGGCGCCATTGCTGGCCATCTTGGCGCGCCGGTCATCACGCAAATGGCAATGATGTTCTGGCGCCGTTTTCTTTCTGTTGACCCCAAGGAGAAAAAAAATGACAAGTGAAATGTGGCTTGGCGTGGCCAGGCATATCCTGACCGTGATTGGTGGCGGTTTTGTAGCCAAAGGCTACCTGGACGCCAATTCGCTGAATGTGGTTGTCGGCGCAGCAACATCCTTGGCGGGTGTTGGCTTGTCTATCTGGAACAAGCGCGCCAGCAAATGAGCCGGGACTTCCTGCCCAATGCCCGCCTTGATTTGGTGTTGAGCCAGATCATCCGCCCGGTATTGGCCGGCATGGCAAGTGCTGAAAAAATCGAGCATACGCCCGCAGCCGAAAGGCTGATGCTGGCCATTGGCTGGCAGGAAAGCCGGTTTCTATATCGGGACCAGGTTGATACCGGCCCCGCCGTGCTTGGCCCCGCAACCGGCTTTTGGCAATTTGAAAGCGGCGGCGGCGTGCGGGGTGTTATGCGCCACCATGCCAGCAGCAGGCTTGCGCGTTATCACGCGGCCATGGCTGGCCTGCCCTTTGACCAGCACACAATCTGGGCGGGCTTTGCGCAAGCCAAGCATGACTACTTGGCCGCGGCCTTTGCGCGCTTGCTGCTTTGGACGGACCCAAAGCCATTGCCAGAAGGCGAAGCCCAAGGCTGGGATTACTATTTGCGGACCTGGCGCCCAGGCAAACCGCATGCGCGCACTTGGTCCGAAGCTTGGGCGCGCGCCGATCAAGCCGTTGCGCTGGCGCCGCTGCCATGACCAGCACCGCCAACATTGACCTGACCAACCAAGCACTGCGGATGCTTGGTGAATTTGGCGTGTCCAGCTTCGATGAAGGCACAGACCTTGCCGAAAGCTGCAACCGCATTGTGGCCACCACCTTGCGCGCCATGCTGACGGCCTACCCATGGCGCTTCACCATGCGCAAAGCCATGCTGGCGCAGGTCGCGGAAGCGCCGCTGACGGAATGGACCTATCAGCATGCCATGCCGCCCGAACAGATTTTCATTCGGTCAGTGCGGCCAGGCCCGCGCGCCGATCCGGCTGATGAATGGGAAATCTTTGAGAACCGCATTCTTTCCGATCACGCTATTCTTTATTGCGATTATCAGGTTGAAATTGATAGTGCCGCGTGGCCGGCATGGTTCACGAATTTGGCGCGCAACGCCCTTGCCGCTGATTTGGCCATCGCAGTCGGCGCAGGCACCACGGCGGCAGATGCCTTCTATCGCCGGACTTTTGGCAGCCCTATGGAAAATGGTAGCGGCGGCCTGATGCGCGTGGCCCGCAACCTGGATAGCCAGCAGCAAACCCCGCAGCGCATTGGGCATACGCCGCTTCTCACCGCGCGCTGGGGCCGCTGATGCGCGCCGTGAAAGTGCAGCAAACCAGCTTCACCGCGGGCGAGGTTGCGCCCAGCCTGACAGCGCGGATTGAGGTGGCGCGGTATTATTCCAGCGCCGCGCTAATCAAAAACATGCTGGTAAAGCCGCAAGGTGGCATCCGCCGCCGCCCTGGCATGCGGCATCTTTATTCGCTGGCAGGCGGCACGGATGGGGTGCGGCTGATCCCCTTTGCCTTCAATGTAGACCAAACCTATTGCATCGCGCTGCGCAACGGCGCGTTTGATGTTTTTCGCGGCACGGATGGGGCCTATCTGGCGACCGTGACGGGCTGCCCCTGGAATGCCACCCAGGCCGCGCAAATAAACCGGGCGCAATCCGCCGATACCTTGCTGCTGTTCCACCCGGATATTCAGCCGCAGCGGATCCAACGCGGCGCCAATGAAACCACCTGGACGCGGAGTGCAATCACCTTCACCAGCATCCCAACCTATGATTTTGGCACCGGCGCCGAAGCGGTGATTAGCGCAACGCGCGGCTGGCCTGAATGCGGCACGTTCCATGATGGCCGCTTGTGGCTTGGCGGTTTGAAAAGCCGCCCGGCCACCATGCTGGCAAGCAAGATTGGCGATTTTTTCAATTTGGATGTTGGCACGGGCCTGGATGACCAGGCCATCAATATCACCATAGACACAGACCAATTGAACGCCATCCATCAAATGGCATCGGGCCGCGCGCTGATGATCTTCACCAGCGGCGCGGAACACACCATTGAAGGCGTGCCGATCACGCCCAAGACCGTGGAACGCAAAGGCCAAACGCGGCGCGGCATCAAGCGCTTTACGCCTATTTCCGAGGTGGACGGGGCAACCCTTTTCGTTCAGCGCGGCGGCGCAGCCTTGCGCCAGTTTCTTTATGCCGACACGGAACAGGCATGGCAAAGCACGCTGGCCAGCCTATTGGCGCCGCACCTTATCAAAGCGCCCGTGGAAATGACCGCGCGCACAAGTGTCAGCAACGACGACGCGGATCATGTGCTGATGGTCAATGCCGACGGCACAATCACCACCATGACCACGCTGCGCAGCCAGGAGGTTTTGGCCTTCAGCCGATGGGAAACCAACGGCCAGATTAAAAGCTGCACCGCCCTGATGAATGGCCAGGTGTTTTTTGCCGTGTTGCGCAATGGCACAATCCGCATTGAGCTTTGGGATGAAGCCTGCCTGACCGATGGGGCAATCCGGCAAACCACGGGCGGCCCGTTTTCCAGCGTATCGGGCCTTGCCCACCTGAATGGCCTGACCGCGCAGATGATTGCGGACAGCGCTTATCTTGGCACCGCCACGCCAAGCGGCGGCAGCGTGACCTTGCCACGCACAGCAAATGCAGCGGAAATTGGCTTGGGCTTTGAAGCGCGGTTGAAGACTTTGCCGGCAGAACCGCGCGACCAATCCGGCCCGCTGATTGGCCGCATGTCTCGCATTTCAGACCTGACCGCGCGCGTGCTGAATACCGGCATCTTCGATATTCGTGGCCAGCCGGTTATTCTGCGCCAAGTTGGGGCAGCGCCCGCCGCGCCGCTGGATACGCCTCCGCCGGTGTTTTCCGGTGATGTTGTCTTGCGCGGCATGGTGGGCCATCGGCGGCAGCAGGATATCGAAATCTCCCAAACCATCCCCGCGCCCTTTGAACTATTGGCGCTGGTTTACACAGTGCGGATGGACGCATGACCTTCATTGCAGACCTTTTGCCAGCCGGCACATTGGCAGCCCTGAGCGCCGCCGGGGCAGTAACAAGCGCCGGCCTTGGCGTGGCGGGCGCGCAGCAAAGCGCCCAAGCCCAGCGCATGCAGGCGCGCGTGCAGCAGGGCCAAGCGCAGCAGGGGCAATTTGCCGCCGATCAGGAAATGTTGCGCGGCCTACAGCAAAGCCTTGCCTTGCGCGAACAGCTTGCCAAGGTATTGGCCGCGCAAAATGCGCGCTATGCCAGCGCAGGCTTAACGCTTGATGGCACGCCGGAAACCGTGGCGGATAACACCCGCGCAGTTGCAGAGCGCGAGCTTCAATTGCTGGACGCCAATACGACGATCAGGCGTGAACAAATGCGCACCGGCGCCAGCCTGCTTTCCAGCCAAGCGGATGCAACCGGCATGGGTGCAGACTTTACCAGCGTGGCCGGAAGCATTGGCGCAGGCGTAAACCTGTTTGACAATCTGGACCGCCAGGCCGCGCGCCGCGCGGGCCAAAACGTCACGATCAATGTGCAGCAGCCGGCCAGGCAATAGCACATGCCCCCCAACACCCCGCCCGCCCCGGAATTCACCGCCCGCGCAGCGCTTGAACCCGCCACCAATCTGCCGCAGGCCAGCTATTCGCCCGTGCAAACAGGCGGGCCGCAGCTGCTTTCCCTATCCGACCGCATCAATGGCGTGCTGGCATCCCGCGCCCGGCGCGATGATCAGGAAGCGCAAGCCGCCGGCGCCGAAGCGGGCCTTACCGCGGGCCTGAAAGAACCCGGCGCGCAAATGCAGGATGGGGGCAGCCTTTACCGCGCTTCCTTCAATCGCGCCGCACTGGAAGGCGCCGGGCGCCGCCTGGAAATAGACGCGCGCGGCAATCTGGACCGGCTGGCGCGTGAACATGAAGCCGACCCCGGCGCATTCCAGCAGGCTTACCAAGCCTATACGGAAGGCGTGCTGGCCGGCATGCCCCAGCCCCTGCAAGACAGGCTGCGCCCCACGCTGGACTTGCTGGGCCAGCCTTACACGCGCCAGCTTACCACTGGCCTGGAACGCCGCACTCAAGACCAGCGCATTGGCACCTTCAATGAAGCGCTGCCCTTGCGCCTTTCCGCCATTGAACGCGCCGCCGTGGCCGCCGCTGGCGACCCCAATAGCTTGGTTGATATCGCCCGCGAGCAAAACACGCTGCGCCAGGAATTGATTGCGCTCGGCCCTCGCCAAGCCTTCACGCTGAATGGCCAGGAAATCCCCGCCGATCCCACGCGGGCGGGCGCGCTTTCCATCACGCAGATTACCGAACGCTTGGCCGCAGCCCAGGAAACCGAAGCACTCGGCACCGCGCGCGGCATGTTCAGGGGCAGCCCGCAAACCGAAGCTTGGGTTTTGGACTTTGAAGCGCGCGGCGAAAGGGGCGAAATCCCTGGCATATCGCCCGGCATGGCGCGGCGCATCGCGGGCGAGTTTCGCCGCGACCTGGCACAGAACCGCGCCGTTGAAAATGAAACGCGCACCGCCGCGCGCACCGAAATCGCCGGCCTGATTGACCAGGACCGCCGCGCCATTGCCGATAGCGGGCGCCCGATTGCAGGCATAACCGATGAAGCGCTGGCGCGCGCGGGCTATAATGTGCCGCAATACCGCGCCGCCGAAGCCGCGCAGATTTCCGGCTGGCAAGCCCGGCAAGATTTGCTGGCGCTGACCAGCAGCACAGACGCCGCCGCCATTGCCGCGCGCTTTGCCCCCGGCACGCAGCTATTTGCTTCAAACCCGCAAACCGCCATGGCCGTGCGGCAGCTTGCCCGCGAACGCGGCGCGCAGATTGAAGACGCGGCGCTCGACCGCACCCTGGCAGACCGCATCACGGAAGCCGTCACGCGCACGACTGCAACCGCAGGGCCTTTCACGCTGGACCGCGCCATTTCCATGCTGGCGCGGCATGAAAGCGGCAACCGCCCCGACATCGGCCAGCACAATAATGGCGGCAGCGCAGGCGGTTTACTGGGCATCACCGATGGGCTTTGGCGTGATTATGCCGCCCGCGCGGGCGTGCAAGATAAGGACCGCAACGACCCAGCCGCGCAAAAGGCAATCGCCCGCGTGTTCCTGGATGAACAAGACCGCTGGGCACGCGATAACCTTGGCCGTGGCCTGACCTATACCGATGCGCGCGCCGCGTGGTTCCTTGGTTCGGCAGGCTGGCGCGGCATGGTGCGGGCCGATCCTGGCGCTGATGCCTTCACCACCTATGCCGCCGCCGCAGGCCCAACCCGCGCGGCGCAGGCTTTCGACAATCCCGCCAATGCCCCGCTGCTTCAGCGCGGCGCAACAGTAGCCGAAGTGATGGGAAGGCTGGCGCGCCAGGCGGGCGAATTTGACCCGCGCCGCCCGGAAGCCTTCAGCGTGATTTCGCGCGAGGAAGCCGTAGCCGCAGGCCGCAGGCCGGAATGGGCAGACGCCGCAAATGCCGACGCTTTCCAGATTGTTCGTCGCGCGCGCTTTGCCACCATGGCCGCCACTGCCAGCCCTGAAGAACGCCGCCTGATCGAAAGCGATTTGGCGGTATTGGGCGACCAGGCCGCAGAAAACGCCCGCGCCATGGAAGCATGGCGCCGCGCCTTGGTGGACCGGGAAAAAGCCATGGCCGATGACGCGGCGGGCTTTGTTGTGGATAATTCGCCCACCCTTCGCGTTTTGGCCGGGGAGGTTCAATCCGGCAATGTGCAGCGCTTGCCCAGCTTCCTGGAAGCCGTGGCGACTGAGCAGGAACGCTTGGGCGTGCCGCCGCAGCAACGCAATATCCTGCCTAAGCCCTTGGCCAACGCCATGGTTTATCAGCTTTCGCAATTGCAGAATGACGCCGCCCGCGTGGCGCAGCTTTCGGTGACGACTGCAAACTTGGCATCGCCAGAAAACCGCGCGCAGTTTCTGGCCAGCATGAAAGAAGCCGGGCTGCCGGATCACTTGGCCATTGCCGCCACGGTTGCCAGGATCGCCAGCGCGCCCATCGCCCAGCGCATTGCGACCGAGCTTGCCATTCCAGAACGCGATTTGCCCTTGGATGCAGCCACACGGAAAACCGTCACGGAAAATGTGAATTCCGCCTTTGGCCTGACCGGCGGCTGGTTTTCCTCAGCAACCGATAAAATGGGATCACTGCGCCGCGCCCAGGCCGAGGCATCCGGCAGCGCGGCCTTCACCGCAACTGGCGAACGGGAACGGGAAATCTTGCAGCGCATCGCCATGGTGCGGGCAGGCCAAAGCGGCAGCACCAGCAGCGGCGCCGTGGATGAAGCCTATCGCCAGTTATTCGGCCATCGCCAGGTGATCAATCGCGGCAATGAAGGCGTGCTGGTTTCCGCCAGCACCGGCGCCAATGCTGACAAGCTGACCGCTGGCCTGCGCAGCATTGCCGCTGCCCGCATCACGGATATCCTTGCTGCCGCGCCGGATGCGCCGCGCGAATTACCGCGCATCATGCGCGAGCGTGCCGTATGGCTGGATGAAGGCGCGGGCAATTATGCCTTGTATCTGCGCGGCATGCCGCAGCCGATCCGCGGCACCGATGGCAAGCCAATTGTGGTGATGGAACAGGATGCGCTGATGGCGGGCCTTGGCCCGCCGCCCGGGCGCGGCATGTTCTCAGGCGCGCCGCTGACGGGCCGCACCGCCAGCCCGGAACCCATGGACGCCCTGGATAGCCGCATGCGCCGCCAGCTTCGCCGCAACCGTGAAGGCGCCGCGCGCAGCTTCGAAGACTTCATGCGGACAGTGCCCAATGACTGAGCCGCTGATCCCAGCGCCAAGTGCAGGCCCCGGCGTTTCTGCCGGGGAAGCGCTTGCCGCCGCCGATATGCGGCCAAGCCTTGGCGCCTTCCTTGGCGATATGGCGGCCAGCAGTTTCCAGGATGGCACGCTGGCAGGCCGCGCCACCTTGGCCGCCCGCGTGCGGCGCGCGGAAATTGACGCGGCAGATGCAGACCTTGCCAAGCTGACGCCGGAAGAATTCGCCGCCAGTGAATTTACGCGCAAAGACCTGGCCTATCAGCCAGGCATGACCATTGCCGCCGCCCGCGCGCGTGCGGAAATTTTCGATGAAACTGAAGCGCGCCGCGCCCGCATGGCCGCCCGCGATCCCGGCTTCACGGATATGGCTTTGGGCTTTGGCGCTGGCATCATTGGCGCGCTGCCCACACCCGAAAACTTCATCCCCTTTGCCGGGCCAGCCTTGGCCGCCGCGCGCGCCACGCGCGAAGGTTCACGCCTATACCGGCTGGCCATAGCAGCCGAAGCCGCGCGCACCGGCGGCGTTGCAGCCCGCGCCGGATTTGGTGCAAGCACCGGCGCCGTTGATGCGCTGCTAGGCCAGGCCGTTGCCGCGCCCTTCATCTATGGCGACCGCGCCAGCTTTGGCGATGATGTTGGCTGGGCTGAAATTGTCCAAGACCTGGCGCTTGGCACCGCCGGCGGCGCGGTATTGGGCGGCAGCCTATCCGCCGCACTTGGCCGCCGCACCACAGCCAACCCGCTTTCCGATCCCGCGCTGAAACCGCTGACCCCGACCGAACAGGATAACGCACTCCGGGCCCTAAATGCCGCCGCCATTCAGCTTGCCGATGGTGGCGAGATTGACTTGCTGCAAATGCCGCCCGCCATCCGCAGCCAGGTGGAAGCGCTGATCCGGGAAAACCAGATATTCAAGGCGGGCCAGCAGGCCACGGCAGAGGAAGGCGCCAGCAAATCCGCCCGCGCCGCCGCCCGGCCCATCGGCGCCACGGAACCCGCCGCGCCAGGCGTGATCAATCGCGCCACCACCCCCGCCGGGCTAGAGGTGCAAAGCCGCTTTGAGGTTGTGGAAGCCAGCAACCTGACCGTTTCACATAGTCCTGACACCTTCAACGAAAACCCGAATTTCCCCCAAGCGCTGCAACCGCGCGATCGCACGCAGCTAGAACGCCAAGGCCAGGTGCGGGATATTGCCGTATTGCTGCGCCCGGAAGAAGTTGAAGCCAGCCCCCTGACCAGCACCGGCGCCCCAATAGTCGGGCCTGATGGCGTAGTCGAAAGCGGCAATGGCCGCACCATGGCCGTGATGCTGGCCTATCAGGAAGGCTTGCCGACCGCGCAAACCTATCGCGCCTATCTTGTGCAGGCGGGCTTTGAAGACGCCGCCACGATGAAGGCGCCCGTGCTGATCCGCCGCCGCACCACGGACCTTTCCCCCGAACAGCGCTTGACGCTGGTTCAGGATAGCAATGTCACCACGGTTGATAAGCTGACGCCAACCGAACAAGCGCGCACCGATGCGCAGCGGCTGACGCCGGAAATGCTGCGCTTGCTGCGATCCAATGATTTGATGACGGAAGCCAATGCCGATTTTATCCGGGCATTGGTGCAAAGCCTGACTGGCGCGGAAAGCCGCAGCCTATCGGCCGGGGGCACGCTTACGGCGGATGGGGTGCGCCGCCTTGAGCGTGCCCTTATGGCCCGCGCCTATGGCGACACGCCTTTGCTCGACCGGCTGATCAATTCCAAGGATGACGCAGAAGCAGGCATGGGCCGTGGCCTGATGGCCGCAGCGCCCGCCCTGGCACGCTTGCGCGGCGCCATTGAAGCCGGGGAGGTTGCGGCGGATTTGAACGGGCTGCCTGCCTTGGTGCGGGCAGCGCAGCGCATTGCCGATGCGCGCGCCAGCAATAAGCCTCTTGGCGCCATCATGGACCAGGTGGACGCCTTTGACCCAATCACCCCCATTGAACGCGCCTGGCTATCCCTGTTGCTGCGCCAGCCCATCCGCACCGAGCTTGGCCGCGTAGGGGCAGAAACCACAGCCGATAGGCTGAATGGCTTTGCCCGCCTTGCAGAAGACGCGCCGCGCGATCCCGATATGTTTGGCACGCCGCCGCCCGGGCTTGGTGACATTATGGCCGCCGCGCTGCGCCAAGCCGGGCTTGAAAGCGACCCTGCCTTGCGAGGTTTGACGGCTGACAGCTACGCGCCGCGCGCCGAAGCGCTGCAAACCCCGCCACCCGAACCGCCAGCAGCTGCGCCAGCGGCTGATCAAGCCGCGCCAGGCGCCAGCCTTGCAACCCGCGCCGCGCAAATGGGCTTGGACATTGCCGATGATGGCACCTTGCAGCGGGCCAATGCCTTGCTGGAAAGCCGCGCCTTTCCGCCAGAATTGCGGGCCGCATTGGACGAAGCCCAAGCACTTCAAGACCAAACCGCGCGCATGGCAGATGCTTATGACGCCGCGGCAACATGCGCGATTAGGGGCTGATCATGGGCATAACCCCGGATTGCATCGCCGCCGTTCGCAGCGCTTCAGGCGACAAGCTGACGGATCAAGACGCGATTGATTTGCTGCGCCGCATGGAAGACTTGCGCAAGGTCGAAGAAGCGCGCGGCAATGTGGATAATCTGGATGCGCGCTTGCGCAGCCTGGCAGCAGCCGAAGCAGACAAAGCGCAGATTGCCGCCGCCTTGCGCGCAAAGCACGCCGCCATGCAGGTGATAGCCTTCGATAATGGGATGACCCATATCAATGCGCTTATCGCCGGCGGCATGCGTGCAGACCGCGCCGTTTTGGCCTTCCTGGAAGGCACCACCAAAAACGTGCAGGGCGGGCGGCATTCCGTGGCCGCTACCATGCTGGCCTATCGCGCGCGCTATTTGCAGGACTTCAATCTTGCCATGGTGCGCAACCCGGAAATTGCGCGCCTGGTGCAGAATGGCGACAAGACCCTTGCCGCCGATACCGTCCGGGAAATGCAGGAACTGCGCCCGGATGGCGAGCCGGGCCGCACCGGCAACAATGCCGCGCAGGAATTGGCCAAGCTTTATGCTGGCATGGCCGAAAAAACCCGGCTGGATTTGAACCGCCTTGGCAGCCCCATTGGCCGCTTGGAAGGCTGGTCCCCACAGGCCCATGCTTCTGACCGCGTGACGCGCGTATCGCAAGACGAATGGATTGATTTCATCCTGCCGCGCCTAGATAACCAGCGCACTTTCGGCACCATGAATGAAACCCTGCAACGGCAGATGTTGCGGGATATCTATGACACCATCACAAAAGGCGTGGACCGGAACGGCATTGGCGCAGAAACCACGGGCCGCGTAGGGCCTGCCAATCTGGCCAATAGCCTAGCGCATAGCCGCGTGCTGCATTTTGCTGATGCCAATGGCTGGCTGACCTATGCCGACCGCTTTGGAAACGGCAATATCCATGACGCCATGCTGGCGCATTTCACCGCCGCTTCAAAAGCATCGGCGCAATTGGAACGCCTTGGCCCAAACCCGGTCATCACCCTTAATCGGATACGCGCCACGCTGATGCGCGAAGCCAAGGGCGCATCAAAGCAAATCATTAAAAACCTTGATCCGGCTTCAAATGAAGGCGCCATCGGATCCGCTATGGCGGAAGTGCAGGGCCTTACCGCCGTGCCCCACCACCTGACAGCCGCCCAGATTTCAAGCGCGATCCGCACCACGCAAGCGCTGGCCAAGCTTGGCGGCGCCGTGATCTCCAGCCTTACCGATTTGCCCGTGCGGGCCGCTGCGCTGACCTATCAGGGCAAGCCAATCATGGCGGCTTGGGGTGAAAACCTGCGGCAGCTTTTCCAGGGGCGCGGCGCAGGTGAACAGCGCGAAATCGCTGCCGTGCTGGATGCTTCGCTGGATGGCATGCGCGGGGCAATTACTGCCGCCGGCATTGCTGATGATATGCCCATGGGCAAACTGCATCGCATCACAGAAACCTTCTATCGCTGGCAGGGCATGTCTTGGTGGTCCGACACCATGAAGGCAGGCGCTGCCCGCGGCATGGCGCATGAAATGGCGCTGAATGCCGGCAAAGCCTTTGATGATTTGCCCGCGCGCTATCGCGCGGTTTTGGCGCAGCAGAACATCACGCCAGCCCAATGGGATGCCATACGTTCTACCGCCTGGCAGGCCGAAGATGGCCGCAGCTACATCACGCCCGACCGCGTGGCAGCCCTGCCACGGCAAACCCTGATTGACCTTGCTCGGCCAGACCTGGAAGCCATGCAAAGCGGGCTTGCCAACCGCTTGGCCAAACGCCAAGCCGATGATGCCAAGGAAGCGGAATGGCTGGCCCGCCGCGCCGAAGCATTCCGGGACAGCACCGCCCGCATGGTGGCCCGCTTGCAGCAGCGCAACACCCAGCAGGAAACTTCAGCCGCCAACCGCGTGGCAGGCATGCGCGACCGCATGGGCGAATTGCAGCTGCGGCTAGATGAATTGGCCGAATTCCAGCAGGCCGTGGCAGATGGCCGCGCCTGGCAGGAAGCCGCGCCCGATCCGGCCGCACCGCGCAGCAGCAACACGATCCGCAGCACCGCGGGCACAGAAGGCGGGCGCGTGTTTGACCCGCGCGCGGAACGCTATCTGGATGAAGGCGCCCCGGAAACCTTGGCTGCCCGCGCGGAAGGGGAATTGCGCGCCCGGCTGGATGCGCTGCGCCGCACCATTGGCGCCATCAATCGGGAAGCGACCCAAGCCGAAAAAGGCCGGCTGCAAGATTTTGGCGATTGGTGGAACCGCCGCCAGGTGGAGCTTGACCAATTCACCGCGCGGATGGAAGCGCGCGCGGAAGCCCGCGCCGCTGATACCAAGGCCGAGGCTGATAGCTATGGCGACCAGGTGGACCGCATTCTAGCCCGCACGCGCGATGCGCTGGAACTGCGCTTGCGCGGTTTCTTTGCTGATGAAATGGGCTTTGGTTTTTTGGAACAGGATTTGAAAAGCCGCCGCTTCATGCTGCAAGGAACGCAGGCTGGCACAGTGACCGGCGAAATACTGCGCTTTATGGGCCAATTCAAAGGCTTCCCCGTGGCCTTTACCCAGCGCGTTTTGGGCCGCGCCTTACAAGGTTACAGCCCGGATGAAAGGCTTTTGCAGGCACGCAATCTTGGCACGCTGATGGCCGGCTTATTGGTGATGGGCTACGTTTCCATGACCGCCAAGGATTTCCTGCGAGGCTATACCCCGCGCGATCCCGAAAAACCCAAAACCTGGCTGGCAGCGCTGATGCAATCCGGCGGCGCGGGAATTTACGGTGATTTTCTGTTTGCGCAAGCCAACCGCTTCGGCAATGGCCCGCTTGAAACTATCGCAGGCCCGACCGCAGGCACCGCCGCCAGCATCATCAACCTGGCCACGCGCGCCCGTGATGGTGAAGCCAAGGCAGCCGATGCGTTCAATATCGCGCTGCAAAACACGCCATTCATGAGCCTTTGGTATGCGCGGCCAGCGCTGGATTTGCTGATCCTGAATTCCGTGCGGGAAAGCCTTTCCCCAGGCTTCATCCAGCGCCAGCAGCAGCGGCGCAAAGAAGACTTCGGCCAAGAACGCATCATGCCCGCGACCGCCTTTTGAAAGGGATAGACCATGACCATCGCTTCAATCCCGGAAAACGACCGAAAAGAACGGTTTATTGCCAGCGCAGGGCAAACCAGCTTCCCGTTTGATTTTCCGATCTATGCCCAAACGGATTTGCAAGTGTTGCGCGAACGGGCTGGCGTAATCAGCACCCTGACGCTTGGCACGGATTATACCGTGACCGGCGCGGGCGACCAAGCGGGCGGCAGCATCACGCTAACCACTGGCGCGCAATTGAACGATATCATTGTGCTGCTTTCGGCCATGCCCAGCGGGCGGACTGCACAATATGTCAATGGTGGCGATCTACCCGCATCTGCGCTTGAAGCCGACTTCAACCGCATCCGCATCCTATTGCAACAGATTTTGCGCGATGCGCGCGCCAGTCTTTTTTATCCAACAACAGATGGCCCAATGCCTGACCTGCCGACCAGTGCAGCGCGGGCGGGCCGCTTTTTGGCCTTCGATGCGCAAGGTCAGCCCTATGCTATCGGCGCCCCTGACGCCCCATTGGGCGCTGTAGCGCGATCAGGCGACACCATGACCGGCCCCTTGCGAATTGCCGCAGGCACTGCCGCCGCGCCAGGGCTGACGCCAGCAGGCGACAGCAACA